GAAGTAAGGATCATTTAGATCATATCCGCTTACGGTCCAACCGTTTCCGCTTTTTTGTACAACAACGCCACTGTATACCACTTTGCGTACTGGTGTACTTTTGTGTAGAATAACATCATAGTTTTCATCAGGTATCATAATACTGCTGGATACGCTGGAAGGTGAACTTTGTTCAGCTAGAACATTTACATAGTTCTTACCAGTATAACCGCCAACTTTGTAGCCTAATTGTACTTCTAGGTTATCTAAATACTGTCTTAATAATGTGCGTCCGTCAATACCTAAGTTTGTAGTATAATCTACAACCCAGTTTAGGTAACCTGCTACAAAATTGCGAGTTCCGTCTGCGTTAGTAGTGTCAGGCACTTGAATTAGATCTGGGTTAATACGTTTTAATGTCTGTCTAATAGCAAGTTGATCTAAGCGAGAATCTCTATAGTAACGCTCAATATTCATCAAACTACCAAAGTAGAATGCAGGCTTAATTAACGCCAATGCACGTTGTACCGCAAACGCATAGTCACTACTCTTAAGCCAGGCATACTCTGCAGGACTTACTTGTCCTACTTCATAACTACTGTTTAATGTAGCAGGATTCAGTCCACGAACAACAAATTGATCTGGACTTTTGCGTAAACCATATTCATCTACTGGAATAATCTGTGTTAGTCCAGGACGAGCAAAGTTCTTATTAATGCCAGCACGTGGTCCTGCATGAATGTAACCACGCTCTAGGTCTTCCCATAAAAGTGTATTACCACCTGTGAAGGGTGCAACACCATAACGATCTGCCCACCAACTCGGTTCGTTAGCAAAGCCTAACATTTCCCATGGATGAGTGTGTGGACGTACTGTGTCAAACAAGCTCAAATAAATTGCTCTTGGAGAGCCTGGTAATTGTGTGCCTAGTAATTTGTTTGTCTGTCTACTATAGTTCCATGTCCATGCATTGCTATTCTGGAATGAGTTATTTGTTGTAAAGTCTACCTGATTAAATCCTGCCCATTTCAAAAAGCTCTTGCCTAAAATACGTTTATATTCTGCTTCGTTATATTCTGTATCGCGGAAGCCTCCAGGAATAAATTCATAAAGATCAAAAATATTTTCATCAAACTTGAGTTTGATATTGTTGTAGATTCTTTTTTCAAACTCTAATAGTAAATCATCTCTAAAGTCATTAAATGCTGGCATAATACTACCATCGTGACCTTGAACAACATTGCGTGGTTCGATGTAGGTATCATCAAGCATAATTGTTGGAGTATAGGCAGGAAATAATCCTAGCTTACTTGGTGTTGGAGGCAAATAACTGCCATCTGTATTGTGGTATTCAATAATTCGTACTTGGTCGTCAGCTTCTAATGTAAAGCTATCACTAATAACAACCGCTGTTCTGTCCTGCGGGAAATAGTAATCTCTATCTTTGATTAACTGTACATTATTGATATAAACCAATACTGCGGTGTTGCTTAGTTGTGTGTCATCAAATACGTTAGGTAAATCAAACTGCTTTAGGTTAGGGTTAATAACAACATCTTCATATACAGTTCTGTTGTTGCCATAAGGGAACATATCGCTATAATAGAATGGCATAGTAGAATTTTTAGACATGTTGATCTGTTCAACAATAAAATCTACATGTTCTTCAACTGTGCGCGATTCGATATTTTGTATACTGCCTGCTAGCTGTAAAAACTTGTTTTTAAATTTTGTATATTCTCTACTAGCAAGCTCAACACTCTCAACAAAGTTAAAACGTTCACTAGTCAAGAACAAGTTGCTGTAGATTATTGGATAACCGTGTTGTAGAATTGTACCTGTGTTATTTTTATAAAAAATATCACGTTGACTGGTAAATGTTTCTACACTTTCGTAGATAGCATTTGTATTTTCTTCTAGTGTATCAATATGATCTTTAAGCTGACCTAGTGTCAGACTTGAAAAGTCTCGGTTTTCACCGTTAAAGTCTAAGTTAGGTGGTATTTCATAGTAGCCTTGCTGTGACACTCTATCTCTAGAATAGATTAAAATATCAACTTTGTCGCCTTGTGCAATTAGATAAATGGGGTTAACTACTACACATAGTCTAGTACCGATAAGTTCTAATGTAAAGTCTATTCTTTTTAATAGTTTATTGTTAACAATAACTTTGATGTTAGGTGTTTTGTTTACTTCATCATTGATAATATCAATTTCAAAATAGTTTGTTCTGCCATCATAAACTTTACTAAAGATTTGATATTGTTTACTACTTTCTTGGTTCTTTAACCAAACATTACGATGTTCTCTAGTTGTTTTTGTATAGTCTTTATACAAAAACCCAACGTTAATAGCTCTAGTTGCAATATCTAATTCATCTAGGTATGTAAATGTATCAGTAATAAATGATGTTTCAAATTCAATATCGCCAACACTATTAAAGTTTCTATAACTTAATGGGAAGCCAAGCACTGTATCAGCTGACCCTGTACCTTGTTTGTATTGGAAGATTGTTGTCCCAGTAAAGGTTGAGTTAGGATATGTTGTTTGGTTACCGTAACTAATGTTGTTCCAATCAAGTACATCGAATCTAGGTGCAGTGTTTACACCTGTTTTGGTTTGTCCTTCGTACCACTGGTCACCATCGTACCAATAGTTTCTTCTTCCATTCTTACCACTCTTAACAATAACGACATCACCGTTTTCTAGTAAACGTTCGCCGATCTCTGCAAGATGAATAGTTGGAGATCCTGCAATAGTTTCAAGTTGAATTTCATAAATGCGTTTGCGAATTTCAGGATCTTGCTCGTTAGCAAAAATAATAGTTTTGTTGTCTTCTAGCTCGAATAACAATTCCCAAGTACTTGCAGTACTTGCTAGTCCAGGTGTTTGTTGTATATCTTGCCTAGCTTCATAAGCAAAGCCTTCGTATTCAACAATCTCACCTTCAAGTATAGTGTTGGCTGTAGCAGGGTCATATAATGTGTAGCCATATAAATCGAACCAGATACCATCTGCGGCAACTGCTGGATTGTCTTCTGTAGGGTTCAAACATTCATAAATGCGATTTTGATATGATATACGTTCACCTTTAAAGTATAAACGTGTGTTATCAAAAGGAATAATTTGATCTCGTGGTTTCCAAACTACTGAATCTGTTGGTAGTGACTGGTTATTGCGTAGTGCGCCATAAACATTGTTATTATAGATGACTGTATCGCCTTTGATATATGCAGTACTTGTATCATATACACTACCCGAGCGTTCAACATCACTGAATGCATCTTTAACTGTAAAGTCTAAATAGTCTACTGGATCTAAGCCTTCAACACCAAAGTTAAACAGTCTGAGTGAATGTTCAAATTCTAGTATAGGACGGGCCGCACGAAAGTCTTGATCTGGCAAACTTGTGTTTTTAGCACGATAGTTGTTAACTGGTTCAATTACACCTTCGGCAGTTTTAATATAAAAGTTGTCTTCGCTGTATGCGTAAAAGATTTGATTTACAGCATATTCATATTCTAGGTTTTCAATGACAACTCTACTTCTCAGAGTTGAAACAATAATTTGATCACTAGGAATTGCAACAAATTCATTGTTAAAGTTTGGATCGTATGTAAATTCGTAAATTAATTGTTCTTTGTTGATCTCAGCAGTTTGTGTTAGTACATCAATGTGGAACCAACGGTTGCTACGTGACCACCCATTTAGATCATAACTTGCACGGTTAATAGTAATATAGTCAGGAGTATTAATTCCATTTGATGTGTATGCTTCGATAGGTACAAGATCGTTTACACTTGCTAAACGAATTTGTTTACCGACACCTTCAATGTAATATTGTTTGTTTTTATACTTGGCAGGAGTTACAGTATCGTTAAAGCTAACTTTTAAACCGTTAGTAAAGTCAATGCCGTTTGGCGAAGTATAACTGGTAGCACCTAAAATATCTTCTTCTACGTCGATGGTAAAGTTTTCAGCATCAACAATACGAATTTCTCCGTAATATACAGCATCTTCGCTGTCTTGATAATATAGTCTATCAAGCACACTGGTAATAACAGGAACTTCGTGATAGGTCTGGTCAAAATCGTGATAGTATTCTTTAGTACCATGTTGAATACCATTATTGATATAAACCTTTTGATCAAAATCAACATTAGTACTAGGTACTAAGTGAATAACATAATCATCATACACACCAGTTTGAGGATTGACTTCACCAATGGGTACCAGTGTTACACGCCAGATATCACGACGCTGTTCTCTTGGTACAACTTGTTTTTCAACAGCAATACCATACTGTATCATGTCAAAGAATTCATTGTTAGTCCAATGCACATCATCTAATACATCGTCTTTTGTTAAAAATATCAAGCTCTTGTTATTTAGGTTAGCAAATGTTTTTGCACCGTCAATACCATTTGGATTTTCCTGCAAAAACGAGCTTAGAAGTGCGCCTTCAATTTGATCGTAATAGAAGTCGCAAGCAATGTCAACATTGTCCACAGTTTCCATTTCTGTGTAGCGACTTTGTGCATTAATGAGAGGTACTTTGAATGTAACTGTGCCGTTATCTGATCCGTTGTTTTCAACTCCAAATATTTCTCTAGTGCTAACATTAGTTTGATTAAATCTAAAACCTGTCAAGCCAGGTTCTGTTTGAATCCAAAACTTATGCCCTGGTTCGCTAACTGTAAAGGTATATGTACCGCCTCGTGCTAGGACCAGCACTGGATTTGATTCAATACCTTTTTCACTGAAGTTAAAACCGTTAACACTGAGGTTACGTGTTACTGTGTACTGTTCTTCTGTTTCAACATTACCAGCAAACACATCTACTGCATCAGGACCGTTAGGCACCCAGTAATAATTTTTAAAGTTTACAAACTTGTCATAATCAATTAGTGCATCAAAGCTATAGCTTTCGTTGTTAAAAAGTCTGTTGTGGTTAGTAATATTACCACCCTGATAGCTGATCTGTTGTAGTAGATCAATATATGTGCTAAAGAAGTCAATGGTATCAGTGGATCTGTTTTTAACAACCACACTGGGTTCTAGCTGATAGTTTTGTCTACTAACAGTTGCTTCTGTAACATAGTTGTCGGTGGTAACAAATGTTGGACTAAACTTTCTACCAATATAGCCATTGATTTTTTCAAAGTCTGGCTTGCTGACCAATTGGTCTAGTGTAGCATTTAGAAACTTATTGTTAGTTTCTGTACGAAAAATGCTTGGTAAAAAATTTACTGTCTTGATAATCGCCATGTTGTACTACTTACCTATCGCTTATACACCGGCTATAGCCTGATTCAATTGGCTAGCAGTAATAGAGCTGATAATATCAACATCGTCAACTGTTGCCGAACTGATTAAAATTTCGTCTGGTTCTGCATTAATTTGATAAAGGTTACCAAAACTACTAGAAGTATCACTAGGAACAATAATAATACTAGAAAGTTCTGGTGTTAGTTCAGCGTGTAAATAAGCACTTAACTCACTAAAGTAAAAAGATTCACCAAAGTCCCAGTTGTTAATATCAAAGTAAGTATTGATAGCATTAATAACCTGCGTCTTTACTTCACTGTCGCTGATATTCATATTTGGGTTCTTGACAACTTTGAATTTAGCACGTAAACTATTTTCAGCTAAACTACCAAACAATGGTTTAAATTTAGCACTGTTAAAAATAATAGTATCACTAAGTGCTTTGTAGTTTTCTAATGTATTAAACTCGCCTCTAAGTTCCTCTTGTGTAGGAGCAACTGGCTCTGTTAGTGTATTAGATGTATCGGTAATAAAGGCAATATAATCATTGCTATAGGATTTTGTTAAAATAAACAAATCCATTAAGTTGTTTGGACTTGGATCTACACGTCTGTTGTTCGGCGCACTATGTTTGTATTGGAAGTTTAACGATCCTCTACCGACACGTGCTCTGTAGTTAGTAGTAACATTTGATAATTCTCTAATGCCGTTAGAAATATTAAGTTGATAAAATCTATCAGTAGAGTAAGCGTAGAATATTTGTCCTGCATTGTAACTTTCTAAGTTCAAACTAATAGTTGCAAAATCTGGAAAAATCTCTACATCAAAATAATCCATCGGTGCAAAATCATTAAAGCCGCCAGTGGTGTCTTCTTTTTTAAAGAAAACAAACTTTGAGTCACTGTTTACTTCACTGTCAACAATTAAGTCAAACAAGTCGGGATTGTCAGGAACACCATCTTGATCTGTGTCTGGAAATGTTATTAGTACACGACGATTTTCTCTATAACCATCTGCACCAACAATACTTTTGTATATGTTCCATGCAAGGTTTTGTGCAAGTGGCGCACTACTATCTGCTTGACTGTTAAACTTTAATACAGTAACTTCATCACGAAGTGTGCGTCCTGTTTTACTGTCATATACTTTTACAGTGTCATCAAAATAAAACTTGGTTTCTGCTTCGCTTTCAAAATAATATTCTAAGCCACGGTGTATAATTGAATATTCTGTACCGTTGTATTCCAGACGCACAACCCAACTAGCATCTAGTGCTTCACCTGCAGTGTTGCCTGCATATTCGTTGGAATATGGTGCTGTACTAATATCAGACGCATCTACCAGTGCCCAACCGTTAATATTTGTGTCATAGCGTAGTGCAAAGTTTTTGTAGATTTTAATAAGTGTAACAATTTCGTTGGTCAAACTATCACTCAGTGTCGATTTGAACACTGGAATAATTTCCATTGGGATTGCACCTGTTGGCACTGTTTCACTAATAGTAACTTGCTTTGTAATTTGGTCAATACGCTGTACACTGGCGTAGATATAAGTTCTGTCTCTGTCTTTGCTAACTGCACCTGTTGCAATCTGATTACGTGCATTAAAGTATTTGCCTTCACCAGCACTAAATTTAATAATAGATCCTACCAACACATTCTTTAAGACACCAGTGATACCTGTGCCTATACTCATTGCTACATATGGTGTACCATCAGCACTACTACTGTCAGGACCCATAATATAGCCGATGCTTTTGTTTGTACTAGCACTTTCGAATTGCCAAGTTAGGTTAGCAGTAACGGTTCCTGTGCCTGTGGTCCATGATTGATTTTGTAGACTAAATCGTTCTGCTTTGTCATAATGCAGATGTTGCATAGGTTTATCACGTAGTATTGGTGCAATAGTATTATAGATAACACCAAAGATCTCGTTAGCTGTTTGGTAACTAAAGTTTACGCTTCGAGTATATTCATCTTTATATAATACTCCATCAGCACTAAAAATATTTGTACTTGAATACTTGCCTGTAACATCAACAACATCTAAGAATCTACTAACACCCGAACTAGTACGGTTTGTTGATTTAACTTTCTGCACATTGTTAAATGCAGTAAATGGAAAAATGTTGTAGTCCTCACCAGTAATCATACGGTTTTGTGTATAATACTGTTGAGGTGCTTTTTGTTTAATACTTGAGAGTGTTTCGCGTGTGCTACTGTTAGCAACAGTATAATTTAAGCTCGCAGTAACATTAAGTGTTTGGTTACGCCCATTGCGATCCACATAAAGAATAGGAATAACAATATTTTGGATTTCGTCTGGAGTGATCTTATAACGTGTGCCTGCACTTTGACGATAGTAAAGTCTAAATTTGCCTTGTGGAATATTAGCAAAAGATCCGTCGCCAAAACTTAGTGAAATTTGATCATCGTTACGTGTAACAACTTGATACAAATTGCGTTCACTTGATTTATTATAGGTAATATTAACACCGTTAATTGCTGGTACTTTGGTCCATTGTTCTCCAATAGTATTGTCTGAATTAACTGCATATAGCCAAACATCATTATTGTTGATATTGTTAAAATCAATATTAACTAGTCTATTAGGCAGTGCAGATTCGATATTAAAGTCTACACTGTTGATATCGCCTTGTTTAAAGTAAGTAAAGAATCCTGTGTTATTACTGCTATTGCCTAGGTTGTCGTTACGATATAAAAAGTTAAATGTTGAATCAGGCTTGGGTGCTTTTTCATAGATAAACTCTTCGCCAGTGATACTAGCACTAACAACTTCGATAGGCATTTGTGCACCTTCGATTTCTGTAGTAAAGCTGTATGCGGCTTGTAGGTTATCAGGAATACGAATAGTATATTCTTGTGTACTAATACCATTAATAATACTATTTGCGCCGCCTTTTCCAACTGTTTGACTGTCAATTAATGCGGCATTAAAAATAGTATTGAATTGTTCCTGCCAGTTATCGTTACTAGGATCGTTCCAGCTAATAATTAAGTTTGCAATATTTGTTCCGTTGCTGTCAAAAAGTGTTTCAGTAGTACTAATACTGGATATTTTTAGCATGCCACTGCTAGCAACGTTACGTTTAGGAACATAATTTAATAGTCGTGCTAACTTTAGTACGCTATCACGGCGTTCTGCTGTATCAATAAAGTTTTCACGGGAATTGAGATCTGTGCGAAATGCTAGACTTTGACCTAAAAATGCAATGAGATCAATCAGTGCAATATATTCACTACTTTCAGTGAAGTCGTTAAAGTCTTCGGGATAGTATGTACGCAAGTAATCCAGCATGGTTTTGCGTAGTGTTTCAAAGTCATAACTTTGAAAGTCAGCTTCTTTGAAGGTTTCGTATACCTTTGTCCAATCCTGCTGAACCAGTAAACTTGTTTGTCTGTTGCTCAACGCCATCGTAATGTCCTAAATAACTGCAATATATATTATTTAGCATATTTAAAAACAGCGTATATTAAGATTCTACGGCTAAATTGCTTTCTCTGCTAAACTGAACTTCAAGTGTATCTTGTTGGTTTGTTAGCACATAAATCATTTCGATTTCAAGTTGAATGCCGTTTTGATATTCATCAACAATAATATTCGTAGGAGTAACTCTAGGATCATAGTTAACAATACGTGCAACATCTCTAACGATCATATCACGCATTTCATCTGTAAATGGCTCAAACAAACAGTTCCAGATAATTGTACCAAACTCTGGATTCATTAGTTTTTCGCCTTTGCGTATGTTGAAATGATTTAGCAAATCCTGCTTTACAAGTTCGTAGTCTGTAGTACGAAACTTTTTATAGCGTCCGACTGTGCTAAATCCTCTGTATCTGCTAGCCATATCAATATTTACCTTATGCTAGTCCAGTGCCTTCGATAGCATGTCTACCTCTGTTAAAGTACATAGCACCTGTTGTACCATTAGCATCTGCGCCACCGCCACCGTTTCTAAATGTTTTTGCTCCGCCTGCTCCTAGTAGGTGTGCAGTTTGTAGCATACCTGCTGTTGTGCCTGGTGAATCGCCCGGGCGTAGCGCACCAATACGACTCATTGTTTTAGCGTTACTAGCTAATAGGTTGTCCATTACTTGTTCTTGTACTGCGCTATTCGCCAAAAAGTCTGCTTGACTTGTGATACCCATACTGTGAGCTTTTGCTGTCCATGCTTCCGGGTGCAGGGCGGCTTTGTTGCCATACTTTTTTACATACTCAGGACGGAGCAGTCCTTGATCTTGTAACACTGCGCCACCTACTTGGTATCGTCCTAAGTAATTAAATTGATTAACTGCGGTATAATCAAAGTTACTTTCGTTTTTAGCAATCTGTGTTTTTATCGCTTGTGTTTGTTCCGGTGTTAGTCCAGCAACACCTTTTGTAGCCGGTGGAGCGTCTGGACGTGATAAATCATTGTTTGTAATACCTTTACTAACACCCGATCCGCTAGCACTGTTAATACCGCTATTATTGCCTGTGCCACTGGTAGCACTAGAAGACTTAGATCCTGTAGGAGGCTTCCCAGTACCTTTACTACCACCCAATGGTTTACTAGAGCCACCGCTTGCGGCTCCACTGGTACTAGTTGCCGCATTAGATGCAGTACTTGGTGGTGCTTTACCGCCTGCAATAGATCCGCCTGTGTCAGCAAATGCATCAGCAACAGTTTCTTTTGTTCTTTGAGAAGCGGCTTTTTCAAGTTGTTGTCCAACAATAAATCCTGTATCTGTTACAGCTTCTCCTGTTTCCCTTTTCCAAGGTTCGTGAGCAGGAACAACACTGTTGATTGATATTTTTGCTTTAGGCACTTTGGTCCAAGGCACTGATAAACTGCCTCGAGTAACATCTGCGTGATAGAACTTTTTGAGATTGCCTGGATCTGGTACTGTAGGTCCAGGTGATGTGTTTAGATCAATTCTACTGCTATGATAATTTCCAGGACCTGCACTAGTTTGACTAATCTTAGCACCAGCACTTAGAATATAACTACCGCCTGTGCCAACGTCAATGTTTCCAGCATACTCTGTTAGTTTTTGATTGGTTTTAATAGTTGTGTTCTTTTGGCTATCAATATTAATGTCGCCGTCGGCATGTAAATTAAAGTTCTTTTCAGTGTGAATATTAATGTTATCATCTGCGTGTAGATTAAACTCACCTTCTGTACGCATGTGAATGCCACCGTAAGCATACAAGTATACCATGCCATCACTGCCAAACTCTAACCAACTACTACCATTGCCATGTATAATTTGAATAATAGGACCTGTAGGATGAGCATCGCCTCCATTTTCATCTACAGTATCGTCAACAAAGGTTAACTGGTGTCCACCGCCTGAGCGTAAACGTAGTATTTGATTCTGTGCATCTAGGTCACCATCGTCCATAATAATACTATGTCCACCACGGCGTTGACGGATAGCATAGTCTTCCTCTCGAAGTTCACCCATCTCTAAACGTTTTTTATAGTCTGGGCTAATCGTTGGATCATTAGTTGGACGACCTGGTGTTGTAATACCAAATATATTGCTGGGAGTTTCACGTTGACTGCTAGAACTGATTGGTCCACGTATAACATCGCCGTCGATGCCTTGGTTCGCATAAATCTCTGCTTGGTATTCGTGTATGCTACGCTTAACGGTTAGATATTCTGGACCAACATTACCTTTTTTGAATTCTGTAAACTCTCCACTAGGTTGTGTTCTGCCTAATGCATGACTGGCTTTTACTAACGGACTTACAACTGTGCCAATTTCTTGAGGACTTTGTGAGAATGATGCATTGTTTGCTGGAAAAGCGTTGTGGCTCAAGTGCTTGTTAACACAAGCAAACCAATATCCTCTATCAGGATCACCGTTGATAAAGAGACATAAGACATCGTTTCCGATGTCTGGTGGGATAGCCCACATACCATAATTATGATGTACTTTGTCGTGTGCAGTTATTTCTGAAGCTTCAGGTTGGAATGTTGATCCGTAAAAAGGACTAGCATAACTGACTGTGCGCCAATTTTGCACACTTTCTTCATCACCACCTAGATCAGGAATGTAAACTTGAAGTCGACCACTACGAGTAGGATCTAAGTTATTCTTAACTACGCCAACAAACGGGCCAGGATTAATAACTTCGCCGCCAGTCTTTGACTTGTCTGCCCAGGGAGCGACTCTATTACCTAACGTTTGCTTTGGTATTGCCATACTATTAGTTACCTCTACTTGTTATGTGAAAATAGAATTGCTATTATCGATGCCGCCATTGGTAGATCTACGTATTCTTTCTTCTGCCAATGACGCAAATTCATTAGCATTGTTGGCAATTTGTGCTAGGTCCAACTGTGCTCCAGTAACTCCAACACCTTCAGCAAAGCTGTTGGCTAGATTTAGACCGCTTTGAACAATGTCTGAACCGGAAGAAACCAATGCATTGATATCTGCAGGTGGTAGACTTAATCCAACTGCACCACTAAGTTCGTCTATTGCACCAGAAACTGCTTTACCAAGATCAAGTGGACCTCCGCTGAATGCGGCTGCCGCATCTGCTATGCTATCAGACAGTGTACCTAAACCACCTCCTGAGGCTTGTAAAACTTGCTGTTTTAGGTTAGACTGATTTCCAGTAACCGTAGGAGTTGTACTAAGCTCAGGTCGAATACTTTGATTATTTCCTACATTTGTTAATTTTTTAGTAATAACAGGAGGCTGTTTACTTTTTGTTGTTTGAGGAGAATCTTTAATACGTTCGCCGCTGATAGATCCGCCTTCTTTTTCTGATAGGTCATAACATCTAATCATATCAACGTTTTGTTTGAATTGTCCTTGACCAAACATATTCATTACACCTAGTACTCTATAAACACCACTGAAACTACTTTCTCTATAACGTCCATCTTCTCTGAGTAATCCTGTTTCTAAACTTCTATCTACAGGAGTGCGAAATTTAACTTTGGCAAATATCTCACCGCGATCCATAACCAAACTGCCGTTGCCAGCAATTTGATTATTGGTGGTTTTAGTATTTGCGTCATATGTGCCTTGACTAGGATTAATATAAACATCGTCCTGTTTAATAAAATCAGGATCTCCAACAATATCTAAAGTAATGTTAATCATATCTGCTTTAGAATTAGAATACAAAGTCTTTTGGATATCGTCGATTGTTTGCGTTTTACTTTCAGCATTTCCGCTTGATGCTTTGATTTCTGTTTGTGTTCCTTGTATATTGTTATCGCCTTTGTTCTTTGTGGGTATATCAATCTTAGTAGATTCTTTTTTACCCGCCGCATTAACAGTACTAGTCTGCTGACTGGATCTATTAATACTAAGCAACGAAAAGAACAATGCATTAAAATCTATTTTAAAATCTAATATGTCAACATTTTGTCCGGTATACAAATAGTTGTATTCTTTATGCCATGTGGTTGGCTTTTTAGAAGGGCCCAATGGATGCTTAGAATCATAAACAGTATAGGTCTTGATGTGATAAGTGATTCTCTTGGCAAATCTGTTGGCTTTGTCATCAAACTCAAGTAGTTCAATACTAGGAATTACTTTGTACCATTCTAAAGTTTTCTCTAATTCTTTAGCAATGTCTTCTCCACTTTTTCCCGCCCATTTTGGATCGTTAGGATCAGCAATTTGCTTATGAATATAATCACTAGAACGAATCACATTGTCAACAATACTTTGTATTGTTGTTCCTGCATTAATAATCCAATCTTTTCTATTAGGATCTCCACCAATTGCCGCTCCGCCGGCTACCTTAGAACCTTCTGTTGTTCCAGGTTTTGACATTTGTGTTTTTCCTGGAGCTACTATGCCTTCTCGTAAAATTTTAGACTTAGCAATTTTTTCGTCAATATCAAATAATATTTCGTCAGGAAAATCTCTAGCACCTTCTGTTTTTTGGTACTCAAACCAACCATTAAGTCCTGCTGTTAAACTGTCTACGCTGACTTGAATATTTGATCTAGTTTTTGCTGGTTTTCCATCTTCATCGTTTCGCTGATCTTCTATTGCTTGCCCTACTTTTGCTACACCAGGTGCATTAAAGAATTTTTCAACAGTGTTGCCGTTGACCTGCAAGTTAACACCTGCAGTTGCAATTTTATCATCAAACGCACCCATGTTATAAGGCGTGGCTGTACATTTATACGTTGCACCGTTTGTAGTTACTTCGATGCCCATTGCTACCAATCTAATAGGAAAACGTTTTAGTGTCCCAGGAATAGGTAAAAAGTTTGTGGTTCCGTCATCTTTATGTCCGAAAAATTCAATCTGTAACAGATAAGGCATGTCAGTGTAGTTTTTACTACCAACACCTTTGGTTGCTATTAGTAAACGATCCAAAAAAGTCATACCGTAAGGTTCAACAATAGTAAAGTTGAAATCCAAAGCATTACTAGCTTTAGATCCTGCGTTCATACCAACCATTGTTTGTATTCGTAAATCTTCAAAATAAAAGTCATCTTTGAACTCAGGATGTCTTGATCCAGCATCAGTTGAAGCAACATCTTTGCCTGCTCCTGATACAAGAGCATTGCGTGGTGTAAAAGACTCTGGACTATCGCTGATAGTCTTATAATCTTCTTTGCTCAATAAAAACAAGCTGAGCCTGTAGGTATAACTTGCATAACTGTGTAATCTATTTGCTGTGCCAAGCATTTGAGACGCATTGGCTGTATTAATATTTGCAACACTGTTTTGATTTACTGTGAGTACAGTTTGTGAAACGGTATTATTATCAACTTGGTTTACGGCAGTACTTTTATTAATTTGATTTTGAACGCTGTCTGAAGCTTTTGATAAATCTCCTGCTACATCAGCTAAATTATTGAGAGCATTTCCAGCTGTATTAACGACATCACCAAATGCATCAAAGCTAAGACCTTGATTATTTAGGTTATCTATTTCAAAATTTGCTAAAGAATCTATAGCGGCATTGGTTGCTGATGACAGTGCCGCAGTGGTTCTTTTAATGCTATCATTATTAATAACAGCATCTTTGGCAGCCTGAATGTTGTCAATGATTGCCATATTATAATCCTAGTTCATCAACCAGTGTTTGTTTGTATGGCACTTGTATTACTAGACCGTCTACAAAGTCAAATATCGGATCTTTAAGTCTGTCGGGATTACGTGCGGCAAACACCCACCAAAGTTTAGCATCACCATACAAATCATGTGCAAGTGTCTGCGGACGATATGCATATGCTTTTTCAATTTGATAGGATATATCGTCATCACGTTTGGTAAACGAACGGTAATTCAATACATCTAAATAACGACCATACGATTCAGTAGTAAAATAAGGACTAGTAGGACTATAAGTTGCCATTAGATAAATCCTTTGTTAATTAATGATCCTGCCGCAAAATCGTCTAGATTAAATTCAGTTGTTCTTCTTCTACTGTAGACTGGCATTAGTGATAATTGTATGTTGCTTAGTGTTGGCATACGTGTACCGCCACCTACAGGTTTGGTTGATATATAATCAACCTCTGTGGGCATAGTGTGAGCAAAACTAGTAATTACACAAGGAACATGCGGGAAATAGTGTTCTCCATAACCATCTAAAAACACAATAGGTGGTGGTGTGCCTGCTCTTGTACTTTGACCAAACCACATTTTGGTACAAGCTCTAAAAAAGTAAACCGCACCTAATAGGTATTGAGCTTCAGTGTCTGTTTGTACACTAAACTCGCCGTCTATACTAATCGCAGTAACTTCTGATGCTTCATAGAACTGTGCGGGATAATTACTATGTGTATACGATTGACTATTATATTTCGCTGTGTGCGATAGAGAAATACTTGGGTTGTATGGAAAAACCACTCCAGGTAGTTCTCCATGCTTAATGAGAGGAGCCATAACACCAGCATTGCCTTTGTAAAAGAAGTTTGCTCCGTCAGCTAGACTAATACGTACTCTCCAGTCTTTACCTTCTGGACTGCCACTGGAGTTTGCTCCGAGTTTTGCTACTTCTGTAGGATTACCGGTTGAACTGGTAGCTTCTTTGTTGCCGTCCATCTTTTCTAGAACTTTGCCTACACCAGGAGAAACCTGTTTCAAAAGTGCTGAAGATTGTTGAGAAAAGTTGCCGCCTCCGCCAAAACTATTTAGAGCACCAACACCTGCTTGTATACTTGCGTTGGTTACGGCGCTTTTGGCAGCATTTAGAATTGAATTTTTGAACGATACAGGCATTTTGGTGAAATCCTCTCTTGCTATTTTAGTATTTATCGTGTATATTATATGCTAGTATTTCATAAGGAACAGATATGGCCAGACGAGTTAATTATTTAAACAATGCGGATATTCTTAAAGAAATCCACAAATCCAAGACTACATATTGTAGTTACTTAACACCAGAAGATGCTGACTTTGATATTATTTTACCTGATATTAAGAAGATCAACAAAACAAGCATCATGGAAGGACGCAGATTGAGAGCCAAAAGGCTTGCCAAACTTGCATATGATGCCGCTATCAAAGACGGACAAAAAGTCAAACAAAGCGAGTTTGAAATCAATGTGCGAAATGTACCCCAAACTGATGTAGTCTTTCGTGTTACTACATGGGATCATATCCCGCAAGAAGTAGTAAAACGCAAACCAAAAAACAACAAAGAAGTTGGTATACAACTTAGTATCGACGATGATGCTGAAAACATTGTTATCGATGACGATACTGATGACGTAGATATTCCAAAGAAGTTTATTCGTTTGAAGTTTCCGCCATTCTACCACTACAGAGTAGATGAAGAAGGTAATCCTATCCTAGTAGGCAAAAGCCATTGGGAAGGTGGACTTGATAACGGTTGGTTCAGCCAAGAGCATGGCACTATGACAAACAAGCTAGCTCGTATGTTTATGAAGCTAGTAGATCGCTATGCTACACGTTCTAACTGGCGTGGGTATACGTATAACGATGAAATGCGTAGTACCGCACTGGTACAGCTAAGTCATATTGGATTACAGTTTGACGAATCCAAAAGTGCAAACCCATTTGCTTATTACACAGCCGCAGTTACTAACTCGTTCACAAGAGTACTATTACTTGAGAAGAAGAGCCAGAGCTTGCGTGACGATATTTTAGAACAAAATGGACTAAACCCAAGCTATACACGTCAAACACAAAACGAAATGGCAACTAACAAAGAATTTCAGGGTGCAAGTGTGAGTAAAAAATGAACTTATTTAAAAAAGCGGCAGTCTTTACTGACATTCACTTTGGGTTAAAGTCGAACAGTTTTTCACACAACGAAGACTGTTTAAACTTTGTGCTATGGTCTATAGAGGTAGCAAAAGAA